AACACTTACCCTGGCGGGTTGCAGCCTTCCGATCTGCTTATAGTTGCTGCACGACCTTCAATGGGTAAAACATCTTTTGCCCTCAATATAGCTGAAAACGTCGCAAGCATACATAATCTGCCTGTTGTTGTGTTCAGCCTTGAAATGTCAAAGGAACAGCTTGGTTTAAGGCTCCTTACCTCTAGGTGCGAGGTCAGCTCGCTTAAAGTCAGGAACGGCGATATAACAGACAGCGAACTCATAAAGATCCAGAATTCTCTCGGTGACGCTTCGAAACTTAAGGTTATAATTGACGATACCCCGGGAATATCCGTTGCAGAAATAAGGGCCAAGTGCAAGGAGCTGCAGTACAGTCACGGTCTGGGGCTTATCGTAATCGACTACCTCCAGCTTATCGGCGGCAAGAGTTACAGGGAAAACAGGACACAGGAAATTTCCGACATTTCAAGGTCGCTCAAAAATCTTGCAAGGGAGCTGAACGTTCCTGTGATAGCACTTTCGCAACTCTCAAGGGCTGTTGAGCAGAGAACATGCAAGAGGCCAGTGCTTTCTGATCTGAGGGAGTCGGGAAGCATAGAGCAGGATGCAGACATTGTTATGTTTATTTACAGGGAAGAGTACTACGATCCTGACAACAGTGAAAAGAAGGGCAGGGCTGAGATAATTGTCGCAAAGCAGAGGAACGGTCCGGTTGGTAGCTTTGAGCTTCTTTTTCAGCCTAACATGACAAAATTCAAGAACATGCACAGGGACTCTGTCAGTCTGGTCTGATTTATATATTTGATAGTTTACTCCCGTCACGGTTGTGGCGGGTTTTTTGTTGGTTTTTAAAAAGAGGGATTTTTATGGAAGATCTATTTAAGTTTGCTCCCTGGATAATTTCGTCAATTGTGTTCTTTACAAGTTACAGGCTCTTCGTTACGCCTGAGCAGCTAGAAAAGAAGCACAGGGAGATACTCGGTGACGCAGAAAAGAAATTTGCTTCGCTTACGGTTGTTAACGACCTTAAGGTGCAGTTTAACGAGATAAAGCAGAAGATAGACCAGATTTACGAGATTCTGCTCGAAAAGAATTAGCCGTTTTAAAACTTCAGTGAGAGGGTAAACTTTGGAGAAAACTATGGGAAAACTGAACAAAATTGTACTTCACTGGAGTGCGGGAACTTACCTGCCTTCAGCAGAAGATTACCTGCACTACAACTTTATGGTCGGAAAAGACGGAAAAGTTTTCAAGGGCAAATACTCGCCCTCCGACAACGCAACCTGCTCTGACGGGAAGTACGCGCACCATACAGGGGGAGGGAACACAGGTGCTATAGGTGTTGCTTTGCTCGGTATGTTCGGGTTTAAAAACTTCAGGGACACAGGGAAGTACCCGCTGACAAGAAAGCAGTGCGAGGCAGCTTTTTACACTGCCTGCGTGCTCTGCAAAAAGTACGGGATAAGTTTGTGCAGTGTGATCACTCACTACGAGTTTGGGCTGCTCAATCCCGGAAGCGGTAGCGCAGGGAAAATTGATATTGTGTACCTTCCGCCGTACCCGACTGTGAAGGCTAATGAGGTGGGAAACTTTATCAGAAGCAAGGTTAAATGGTACAGTGAAAGGTGATTACAATGTTTAAGAAGTTTTTATCGGACAGGTACAAAGAGTTGATCGGTGCGCTGGCGGACAAAGCTGTGATCGCCGCTGAAGAGCTCGGCGGCACTGGGCGCATCAAAAAGGAGGCAGCCGTTAGGTACATTGTGAAAATGCTCCCGTTGAACCCCTTTATGAAAGCTGTTGCAGGAATATTACTGGATAAAGCTCTGGATGAAGCTGTTGAGTTTGCTCACCGCAGGTTTGCGCAAAAAGAGCTATAAATTAGACGAGAGTCGCCTAAGCGACTCTCTAAGATTTTTAACTGGTAAGGCGCTGATGGCGCCATTATTCTTATACCCATTATATATGCCACATTCTGGTTTTTATAAACCTATACTAAAGTATAATCTTTTAAAAAAAGTCTGTACAGTATACTTGACAAATATAAAAAAATGTGTTAATAATAGTAGACATAAGGTTGTTAAAGGAACGGGTATGACTAACTTGGTTTGTGCAGTTTTAATTGCTGTTAGCCTTTCTGTAAATTTTTTTGATTTAAAAAAAGTGGAAACTTACTCTCCCGGTACAGAGGTGTCCGGCAGCGTTGCCTGAATTAATTTCAGGATCTATGTAACAACAGATGCTGAAACAAGTTCAGCATGACACATATACAAGATTTAAATTAATGCCTAAGAATTTTTTATTGATTAGTATAATTTGCATGGCTTTTCTTCAGAGAACGGCGGTGTCACATAATTATAGTGATATTCTAATGTCATAAAAATTTGTAAGCGAGGTGTATGTTGATCTCTACTGTGTGCTGCAACCTTTCACAGAAAGGCCAAAAGTTTCTTATCGCCCCGAGGGAGAAGACAAAGAGGATTTTTGAAGAGAACGGGCTTTTCTTCCTGAGAGAAATTGTATGCTACCTGAAAAAATGCAGAAACTGTCGTGGGTCAAGAGTTACAGTGTTCGCAGAAAGCATGGACGGGGAAGTATATTTTATTGAAAGCGTAAAATCTAAAAATGTTGAGAGTTTTATGCTTAAAAACAAGATCTTAAGAGAATTAAAAGCAGTTAATTACTCTGTTTACGGATCAAGAAGGGTTCCGCTTAAATACTTTGACAGGGGAAAAGAACTTCCATGCAGCGTGAATTTTTCTTCGCTCAGAGTTGTGCCGTACGAAAATGATATTTTTGCAGATCTAAAAAAAGAGCCTTTTGGCTAGAACTCTAACTGCTCTTCTTTAGTCGTTCTGGAGCCTGATGTTTTATCAGGCTTTTTTTATGGTTACCAGGCAGAAACTTTGAGGTGTTGATGAAAGCTGAATTTAATTCTGAAACAAACGAGACTGACGTTTATATAGAAGAAAAAGATATGTGTAAAAGCTGCAGCAAAGCTTACAGATGTTCGCTTGTTGTTGCTATAAAAAGCTCCTTTGTGTACATGGCAAGCAGCAGGAACTATGTCGAGGACTGCTGGGACTGGGCGCCTTACGATGACTGCGATCAGGAACTTAGCGGCGAAAAAGTAATCTGAAATGAAAAAAAATAGCAGCAGAAGCAAAAAATATATGGCTGTCTGGGATTCCATCCTTGGCTGGATAGAGCTGAGGCTCTCTCAAAAGGATGAACTCTCAACAACTGAAGTTAAACATCTCGCTGAGATTCAGGAGAAAATCCAGAAAAGCAGCGACCAGATTCTTGGGTTAGAAACAGATAAGAGCAAAAGCTCTATTGAGATGCTTTCAGACGCGATCGGCAGGAGCCGCGAAAAGTACAGTTAGAGCTGGATGAGGTTTTTATGGAATGGGGTTTGTTCGGGAAAAAGGCTCTGGATTTTATTCTCACCCCTGCAGAAAAGCACAAAAAGATTGTTATACTCACAGGAAGCGTGAGAAGCGGCAAAACTGTCGCTATGATTCCAAAGTGGCTTGAATACATAACTTCTGTGAAAGGGCTTAAACTTATTGTCGGCGTATCAAAAGATACTGTTTATGACAATGTGCTGAACGATCTGTTTGATACGCTCGGCCCAGAAAATTATGTTTACACGTCTTCCAACGGGTTTCTCAAGGTTAAATACAGAGATAAAGTTACAGGCAAGGAGCGCTGGACTGTATGCAAGGTCATTGGGGCAAAAGACAGAGGCTCCGAGAAATACCTGCGGGGAAAAACAGTTGCGGGAGCTTATGTGGATGAAGGTACACTTGTACCGCAGGGATTTTTTAAGCAGCTTCTGAACAGATGTTCCGTTGAGGGATCAAGGATTTTTGTCACGACGAACCCGGACAGCCCTACACATTATCTTTATAACGATTATATCTCCAACCCTAAAAGAGAAAACATAGTTGAGGTTATCGAGTTTTTTCTGAGTGACAACCCGAACCTGAGCAGGGAGTATATCAGTTTCATATCGAACGCTTATTCGGGCGTTGAGTATGAAAGGTTTGTGCTTGGTAGATGGAAGGTCACGGAGGGGCTGGTTGTAAAAAATTTCTCCGGCGACAACGTCCGGGAAGTGAACTATTTACATGATGAAACTTTGCATATCACTTGCGACTTCAACGTAGACCCTATGTGCTGGGTGCTTGCACACAAGACTGGCGAAAGGGTGTACTTCTTTGATGAGATAGTTCTTGAAAATTCTACGACATGCGAAGCTGTTGACGAGTTTTATTCCCGCTATCCGAACCACAGAGGGGGAATAGTCATAAACGGTGACGCGTCAGGGAAAAACAGGAGTTCAAATTCTGAGTTTACAAACTACGCCACTATGCTTAACAGGCTGTCAGAGCTCGGATACAGGGGAGCAAAGCTCAGGATAAGGAGTTTCAACCCTCCCGTCAAGAGCAGGATTGCTGCATGGAACAACAAGGTTAGAAAACCAGACGGGACAGTTGGGGTGTTCATCTCTCCAAAGGGCAGGTGGCTGATTTATAACCTTGAATCGCTCAAATGGAAGGAAGGGACAAGCCAACTTGACCTTCCGACTGTGAGCAGGATAAAGAATAACAGGGTGCTGAAGTTTCTTGGACACCCTTTCGACGCTGCAAGTTACCTTGTTGACTTTTACTGGCCTATCAGGCTGGAGTAAGTCCGGATCTGCCGAGAAAAAGGTGCAGAAATCTGCACGACATTGAGAATAACTATGAGGAACATAAATGAGTAATTTTGAGTATGTGGTTGAGGACAAGACCAAAAAGCTGAACGGAGAGATCGAATCTGAGCTTGTTTCTTCTATACCTTCAAGTTTTGACAGGTGGAACGGAAACAGACAGGCACAGATTGACGACGTTTCACTCATAAGAAAACTTATATACGCAAAACCTTCTGTGAAGATTGAGTTTGGCGATGACATAGTTCTGCCCGACATATATGAGCTCGAGGAAACTCTTGTCTCGCACATTTGGGAAAACGTTTACCAGACTCCTTCGAACATGTTCAGCGTTGAAGGCCGTGACGAAACTTCTCAGGCAAACGCAGCAAAGCAGAAAGCTATGCTTGTCAACTCGCTTGAGGATATGAAGATCAAGTACGAGCTTGAAAAGATAGTCAAAAATGGTGTAGAAACAGGTGACCTTATTGCTTTTGTCGGATGGGAAACTAAAATAAAACAGATAAGGCGTAAAAAAACAGAAATTGAACTGACAGTTGAAAGGTCAAAATTCACCGGAATTGAGCCGGACAGTTTTGTGGTTGAAAACAAGGTGACTTTTGAAGGCGCCTCAGTAAAGTGTGTATCTACTGAAAACTTTGTTTTTGACATAACAAAGAGGGATAGATGGGACAGCTGTCCTAAAATTATTCGTTCTTTGGCTTCTTATGACGAGATTCTTTCTGAAAAAAATTATACGGTTGATTCAGAAACAAAAGAGATGCTTAAAAACCTTACACAGAAAACTGAAAATTCAGATGAGGATGTTGCAGAAAGAGCTGTGTGCGGTGACCAGCTCGAAATTCTGGAGTACTGGGGAGATGTAAGACTTAATAACGGAGATGTCCTGAGAAACTGGCTCGTAGTAGTTGCGGGAAGAACAACAGTTATCAGGTTTGAGCCTAACCCTTTTATCATTAACCCGATAATATACACGAGTCTAATCGAGGACCCTGACATGAAGAGAGGGATCTCTCCGCTCAGGGTGGCTGTAAACCTTAATCTGGTTTCTTCGGATATCCTGAATAAAAACCTTGATATACTTGCTCTCCTTATAAACCCTCCTTACCTTGTGCCGGAAGGCGCGATGTCCGGCAAGGTCAAGTTGACCCCCGGCCACATTCAGGAGTACAACCCTGCAATAATGTCTAAGGAGCCCATCAGGCTGGATTTTTCTTCTGCGCTCTGCAGCTGGGATTTTATCCAGTATTTTAAGAAAAATATCGAGTCATCAACTGGCATCTTTGCCTACATGACAGGTAACCCTGTGCCGGGGCAAAGAACAGCAACAGAAACGGACGCTCTGGTGTCGGGTCAGTCCGCAAGGCTGTGTAAAATAATAGATTCAATAAATCAAAAGCTCATTATTCCGATTATAGAGAAAGTTGCCGATCTCGTATCCAACTACGAGTTTGGGAAAAGGGTTATCGGGGTTTCTCTCGATAACGGAGATATACGGCCTGTAGTCATTGATGACAACGTAAGGCAGGGAGACTACAAGTACACTTACACGGACAACAAGGCAGGAATCGTTAAGAAGGCAAAGTTCAGGGAGTTTATTGATTTTATGTCGCAGTTCCTTAAAATTGCGCCCGGAATAGTCAACGTTCAGGAGGCTTTCAAGTACGGTCTTGAGCAGCTCGGTGTTGAGAACACATCGAGGTTTATTTCCAGCCAAGATCTGCCTGTTAAAGAGATTTAGCATGGAAAAGGATAAGCAGTGGGCTGTGAAGATCAGCTCTATAGTTAACTTCAATCTTTACCAGAAGTACAGGGAAGCTGTCGAGAAAGAGGTGTTCAGGCTTGCTGGTTCCCAGGACCCGAAATTTCTTGCAGGGATGAAGTACCTCCTTGACCTTCCGGAAGCCGAGTTTTTAAAGCTCAGGAACGGGGACTACGGCAGTTAAAACACAATTTATTTAAGGAGAGCGTATGAACGAGGGGACATGGATTGTTTACGGCTGCTCTCCCTTTGTATGCACGGTTGAGGGCAGGATTCCCTACCTGCTCGAAAGGTACACCTCTGTCGGCCTGAACGTTTTTCCCTCACTCTTTAAAAAGTGCGAATACTGGCTGTTCAACGATAACGGGGTTTTTACGAATCTCGTTAAAAAAAACTATTCCGGAGAAAAGCTTGTAGTTAACAGCAAGCTTTTGCCTGAAATGAAGATGTTTTATTTCAGGCCGGGTCAGTGCGTCATCAAAAACTCTTACATCATTAAGCCTCATTACATTTTTGAAGGCGTGTCCGAAATTTCTCAGCACCGTAACGGAAAACTTCTTTACAGCAACAGCTCCGTTTTGTCTGCAATAAACTTTGCTCTTGTAAACGGGGCAAAGAGGGTTATCCTTGTCGGGATAGATCTAAAATCAGATTGGGGACACTTCTACGATGGAGAAAGAAGTTCTAAAAGTTCTCATTATATAGAAATGATCAGAAATAAAATTTTACTTTTCAGAAGGTATATAGAAGTCTTGAAGGTTAATAAGGCTGCAGATATTGATATAGATTATGTCGATATATCTGAACTTTAGCGATAAATGGAGAGAATATGAAAGAAGATTTAAAAAATGTTGACAGAGGAGACAACTCAGTTGAGCCTGCCGAAGTCAACAGGTCAGGTAATGCCGAGAACGATGAGATCGCCGGCAGAAAAGATTTAATCAAGGGTAAGTTCAAGTCTTACGAAGACCTCGAAACTGCTTACGATAATGCTCAGAAAAAACTTACGCAGACTTCCCAGAAGCTTGCCCAGCTTGAAAAGATGGCCGAAAGCTCTAAATCCCAAAACAGCCAGTTTAACCCTGATGCGGAATACATGCAGAGTCAAAAAAATCTTCTCTTGAAGTATCTGCCTTATTCACGCAGCAAGAATGCCCGCACTCTTGATGAGTTTGTTGCAGGGCTTCCGCCGCAACTCGCATCTCAGCTAGGTGCAGATATTAGGGGGCTAAAATCAGGCTACGAGGCTAAAGCTGGAGAACTCGCAAAGCAGAAGGAGGAAGCAAAAAACCAGTTCATAACAAAGTCCATACAGGAGTATGAGCAGCAAAAGGGCGATGAGCTCTTAAAACCATGCAAAAAGCTTGCTTTTGATTTTTACAAGTCTTTCGGGCAGTTCAGTCCTGAGCAAGCAAACGCCGTGCTCGAACTCACTGAAAAAGTTATAAATGCGCATGAAACTCAAAAAGCTCTAGACCAGCAGTTAGCTGATGAAAATAATTTTGCCAAGTCTAAATTAACCTCCAGTGCTTCTTCATCATCCTCGCCCGGAACTGAAGGCCAGCATGTTTATACAAGAGCTGAAATTCAGGAAATGATGAAAACACCAGCCGGACGGGAAAAGTTCCTCAAGGTTGAAAAGGTTATCTTTGACCAGATGGCTAAAGGACTGATCAGGTAAACATTCATCGGCAAACAAGTTGTATACAGTTATTAAAATATGAAAGGAATATATTATGTCAGAAAATGCTGTCAATCAGGGAAAAGCAATGGCCAACTTCTTATCCGAAGTGTGGTCAACAAAAATGTCCGCCGTTCTGGATAAATCAGGCGTCATGATGCAGTGTGTTAACAGGGATTATGAGGGGGAAATTTCTAAGTCTGGTGATACAGTTCAAATCAGGACTTTCGGCGATGTGACAATTCATACCTACAGCGGATCTATCTCTTCTTACGATAGTCTTACCGATCCCATGCAGACTATGATTGTGGATCAGCAGAAGGCTTTCTACTTCAAAATTGATGACATAGATAAAGCTCAGGCTAACATCGATATAACCAACGGTTACATCGACCGTGCAAGAGCTGCAATTGATCTGGTTAAAGACTCCTTCCTTCTCGGAAAACACGTCGATGTCCCTTCTGCAAATATTGTCGGATTTGAAACAGAACCTGTTATTCTTAGTAAAGATAATGTCTATAGCCAGTTTGTCGACCTTTCAAAGAGATTGAAAAAGGCTAATGCCTTATCGACCGGTCAGAAACCGTGGGTTGTAATTAACCCTGATATCGAGGCTGTGCTGATTCAGGCGCCTGAATTCATTCACGCTACACAGTTCGGCGACAAAACTCTGAGAGACGGCTCCATTGGTCGTATCGCAGGTCTTGACGTGCTTGTCTGCACAAACCTTGAAGCAACCACCGTTGACACTTCAGATTTTGACGGCGATCTTTTCCACGTGCTTGCCGGTACTAACGATGCAATAACATTCGCTTCTCAGGTTGTTGAGGTGGAAAAACTCAGAGATCAAAATTCCTTCTCCAACCTCATAAGAGGGTTGTATGTGTATGGAGGAAAAACAGTTGTGCCGAACGCTCTGGCAAAACTTGTCTGCACGCTTACTTCTTATTCAGCTCAATAATAGAGCTGTTCTGAAGGCGCACTTACGCGTCCAGGGGGGATAAACTCCCCCCTTTTTATTTTTAATTTTAGGAGACTGTATGAATTCTGATATAAAATTCCTTAAAAATGCCGACATAGAGCATCTTATCGAACAAAAGATAGAGAGCGAAATACAGAGCGAAATTGATGAGGCCAAAAAGGACAAAGAAAAAGTTATTTTTAAAGACTTTGACAAGGTTCCAAAAGATAAATTATTCACCAGAAATTCAACTTACAAGGTTTTTAACCGTAAAACCAAAAAAGAAACTTTTATCAACGGTGTACAGGCTGAAAGTCTGTTAGGCATGAACCAGTCTGTCAGAGATGACCTTGAAAATGGTTATGTCGACAACTTTACAGTTAATGAATATTACGTCAGATTTCATATTTACAGGTGTGAATAAAGATGAATTACTTTGAAATTGTTAAAAAAGTCGCCCTGTGCCCCGGCATAAATCTGAAAGAACCACAGGTATTCGATACTTCTGACTCCCAGATAAAAAAGATCAAGGATGCTGTCAATCAGGCGCTTGTTTCTGTCTGCTCTTGCTGGGACTGGAAATTCAGGGTTAAAAAAACCACTTTCTTAACTTCTCCGGGCGTGGCCGAGTATTCAAATGTGAACGGAAGAATTACAAGAGTTTCGCTGGAGAAGGACCAGAGCTCATCTATTGAACTTGCCTATGATCAGTCACCCAGCCTCGTAGTTCAGTCTGGCACACCTTACAGCTACGGTGTGGAGTTTGCTCGCATAGTCCTTTACCCGGTTCCGACGGAGAGTAAAACTGTAACAGTTCTCTATCTAACAGACAAATATGCCTTGACCGGTGACGGTCAAACTGAAAAAAGCCAGCTTGAGCTTGAAACTGACGTGCCGTTAATTCCCGAAAAGTTTCAGGATTTGATAGTTCATAAGGCTGTGCTCAACTATTTTGCAAGGCCTGCAAAGAAAGAGTATCCTTACTACCTTGCACAGTACTGCGAAAGGCTGAATCAGGCAAAGCTTGAAGACAGGGCTGTGAAGGACAACACGCCCTCAATAGAGATTTCCGGAAGGTCACACTTTTTTAAAAGGTTC